GATCGCGAGATCGCACGTTGGTTTGATATTGATGAAAATACACTACGTTATAACTTTAGCGATGTATTGGAAAAGGGCAGGACCGAACTAAAGCAGAGTCTACGCATGGCACAACTTAAACTGGCACTCAGCGGCAATGCTGTGATGCTGATATGGTTGGGTAAGAACATACTAGGGCAGAGTGACAATGCTGCCGCATCTGAGGAAAATAAACCCTTGCCTTGGACTGAAGAATAAATTAATTGCAGTATTGAAAGTGCTACCTTAAGGAGACATAATGACGTTCAAGATCATACAGGGAGATAATCGTGATGTCCTTAAAACGATTGCAGACAACAGTATTGATGCTATTGTTACAGATCCCCCTTATGGCATTGACTTTTTAGGTAAAGACTGGGATGTTAATACCGGTGCCTTAGAAACCTATCAAGAATGTCTTCGTGTATTGAAACCTGGTGGACATATATTAGCATTCTCTGCCGCCAGAACTTATCATCACTTAGCCATAACATTAGAGCAAGCAGGCTTTGAGATCCGTGATCAAATAATGTGGATCTATCCATCTGGCTTTCCTAAAAGTTTAGACATTGGCAAAAGTATTGAACGACATGAAAAGAAAGATGGATCAGATTGGTATGGTTGGGGAACAAGTCTAAAACCAGCACACGAACCAATTGCATTAGCACGTAAGCCGTTAAAGCAAAGTATATCTAAAAATGTTCAAGCCTGGGGTGTTGGTGCATTGAATATTGAATCAGCAAAGTTTGGAATAGATAATAAATTTCCCTCTAATGTTATTGGAGATATTCCAGATTATCAAAAATACTTTTGTTGTCCTAAAGTATCTAGACTAGAGAGACATTGTGGATTTGATGGTGACATTGTTACACAACAACAAATGTTAGATGAGATGNGCGGGCACTATATCGACGAAAATGGCAATAAACGATTAGAACCATCGACGAATATTTGGTTACCCCAATGGGGTAATATCTATATTCATGGACTTAAACATGCATATGAACTATGGTGCAAAGCCAATGGTAAAACACCAAACGTTGGTAACAATCATCCCACAGTTAAGCCAGTTGCACTAATGGAATACTTGATCAGACTAGTGACACCACAGGGCGGACATGTGCTAGATCCCTTTAATGGCAGCGGTTCAACTGGTATGGCTGCTGTGGGCCTAGGCTATGAATATACGGGCATTGAACTTGATCCCAACTATGTTAAGATCGCTGAAAAACGTATACAAGCATGGCGTGATCGTAACCTTGCAGATAATACGTTTAATGAATTATTTCTAGATGAAACGACAACTTTAAATAGGATTGAAGAATGATAATTAACCAAGACTGCCTCTCCTGGATGCAGACACAACCATCTGATCAATTTCAAACTATTGTTACTAGTCCCCCTTATAATCTAAGAGGATTCCGCGGTGACCCTAAATATCCCAGTGGATTTTGGAACAAAAGTATCATAAATTATGGTGATCATGATGATAATATGAAAGAAGATGACTATAAACAATGGCAAGTTAATGTGATTAATGAGTGTTTAAGATTATTGAAACCTGGTGGTAGTTTTTTCTATCAACACAAGGTCCGTAAGTGGAATAAACGCAGTAGCCACCCAATGGAATGGATATTGAAATCCAACGCTATACTTTATCAAGAAATCATATGGAATCGTAAATCAACCATAGCCAAAGATCCTCATTATCTAATGTCTATTAATGAAAGCATTTATTGGTTAGTTAAAGATGCACCTAAAGTATATAGAAAACAATTACCTGAAGAGTATAGGAAAACTATTTGGACTATTAGTCCAGAACAGAAAAATCCACATCCAGCACCCTACCCTTATTTGTTACCAGAATTATGTATAAAACTTACATCACAGCCTGGTGACTTGATCTATGATCCATTTGCAGGCAGTGGCTCTACTTTGTATGCTGGTTTAAAAAACGATAGATCAGTGGTTGGCACTGAACTTAATAAAGATTTTGTTGTCATGGCACAACAGAGATTAGATAGTTTAGATAATGATAAAAACCTGCATAATTCATTATTTCTAGATGCCGCTGAAGAATACGCTAATCAAGCAGTCAAATAATGCTATTCAATGACCTCTTTGAAATACCCCAAACTGGCAACAGGATTGATCTATTAACTCACCAGGGCAGAAGCCATATTACTCAGGCTACTGCAAGATGGTGGGCCAGTCAGGGATGGCAAGTAGTCCTATGGGATAATACTGGATTTGTTCCCTCTGTTGGACGCAACCGTATTATCAAAGATTTTAAAGAAAGTGAGAGATCAGTGTTGTTTATGGCTGATGATGATATCACACTATATACTCATCGTTACCTAACCAATGAGTGGTTGAAGAATCCCATCATTAATGGAGTCTATACTCTCAACAGTAATCACAAGATGGGCATTCTCAAATACAATAGCCAAGGCTGGGATGATGGTGAGCACCATTGGCGTGAAACCACAGAGATTAGCCAGTTCTATGCCATTGCCCGTAAAGACATTCCCTACCAGGATGAAAGCCTTAGTGTCTTAGAAGATCTAGAATGGGCTCATCATTGCAATAAATTAGGTATCCCTACTCAGATATTGCACACAGTATTTCTCAAAGAACAATCCCAGGATAAAGGCAGTCTAATTGCCAAGGATCGTGAACTCCGTGCCAAATTGTATGAACCCATTAAACAGTTAGTCAAGGAAAGATATGCTGAGTGATCGTTGGACCAATCGTCGTAGAATGGCTATGGGATTGATCGAAGGTATTGTGATTACCCCAGTAAAGAAAAAGAAGAAAGATGCCCCTAAGCCCAGCACAGAATAAAGTCGCAGAAGATCCACATCGTTTCCGTGTGGTGGTAGCGGGACGTCGTTTTGGCAAGACTTTCCTAGCCATACGTGAATTGGCTTACCACGCTAGACTGCCCGATCAGGAAGTCATATATGTGGCCCCTACCTATAAGATGGCTAAAAACATCGTATGGCGTAAGTTAAAGAACAGACTCACTGACCTACGTTGGGTGCAGAAATACAATGAAACTGAACTGAAACTTGAACTGAAAAATGGCTCATCGATCTCATTGAAAGGTGCTGACAATTATGACAGCCTGCGTGGAACTGGTAATCACTTTATAGTGCTTGATGAATTCGCTGACATTGATCCAGAAGCGTGGTATGAAACACTGCGTCCAACATTGTCAGACACTGGGGGCAAGGCCCTGTTCATTGGCACACCCAAGGGCATTGGCAATTGGAGTTATGAGATCTATCAGAATAGTCTAGAAGATCCCCAGTCCTGGAGCAGTTGGCAGTTCACCACAGTGGAAGGTGGCAATGTTCCAGAGTCAGAGATATTACAAGCACAGCGAGACCTGGATGAACGCACATTCCGCCAGGAATACTTGGCTACATTTGAGACCTATAGTGGTAGGATTTACTATGCATTTGATCGTGCTCACAATGTCCAGGTCTATAATAATCGTATACCCGATGTACTATATATAGGCATGGACTTTAACATAGATCCGATGTCAGCAGTTATCGCAGTAAGAAAAGGAGATTCATTACATGTCATCGACGAAATCCGCATGTTTTCTTCTAACACCCAAGAAGCAGTGGATGAAATTAAAAGCCGATATCCAAGCAGTAAAATCTGGTGCTATCCAGACCCAGCCTCGAGACAAAGGAAAACGTCAGCAGGCGGCGTTACTGACATGCTCATCCTCCAGAATGCGGGGTGGGTCGTTAAAGCCCCAAGGGTTCACACTCAGATCAGAGATAGAATAAATGCTGTCAACAGCCGTTTGTGTGATTCTACTGGTATTAGACATCTATTTGTGGATCCTAAGTGTAAATATACTATTGAAGCATTAGAACGACATGTCTACAAAGAAGGTACTAGCCAACCCGATAAAGATTCTGGCTACGATCATATGAATGATGCATTGGGGTATATGATCGATTATCTATTCCCAGTGCGTAGAGATTTAGATCCAGCATTAACTATACCCCAACGATGGGGTCATGTGCTGGTATAACGAGGATTTTAAATGAACGTCATTGAGACATTATCTGAAGAACTTAAACGAGTATTAACCGGTAATTCGCTTTATCAAGAATACTTTGATCGTTGGCAATATCTATTAGAAAGTTATATTGGCGGCGATGAATATCGTAATGCCGGACACCTAACTCGTTATCAATTAGAAACCGATGCAGAATATCGTGCTAGACTACGCACAACCCCTCTGGAAAACCACTGTCAATCGGTGATTTCAGTTTATAACAGTTTTCTTTTCCGTAGGTCACCAGAACGCAATTTCGATAATAATGGTGTTAGTTTTGATCTAGAAATGTTCCTTCGTGACGCTGATCATGATGGACGCAGTCTGGATCATTTTATGAAAGATGTATCAACCTGGTCGTCAGTATTTGGTCATTGTTGGATCATTGTTAGCAAGCCCAACGTTGGGGCCATTACAGTAGCAGACGAACAGGCACTTGGTGTACGTCCCTATGTCAGTCTTTTAACCCCAATGACTGTGTTAGATTGGCGATATGAACGACAGCCCAGCGGTAAGGTAGAATTAATATACTTTCGTTATATGGAAGATATCACGGGGGATCTACGCACCGTTAAAGAGTGGACTGAAACAGAAATTAAAACAACCACTGTAGATGTAAACAAGGATCTTATCACCGAAGAAATCATAGAAGTCAATGGACTAGGTAAGATTCCAGCAATCTGTGCCTATAATGGCAGATCGGTGATCCGTGGATTTGGTGTCAGTGACATCACAGACATCGCTGACCTGCAGCGTTTTATCTACAATGCTACTTCAGAAGTAGAACAGAGTATCAGGATTGACAGCCATCCAAGCCTTGTTAAAACACCAGAAACACAGGCAGGCATTGGTGCAGGTTCAATTATACATATGCCTGAAAATCTAGATCCAGGACTGAAACCCTATATCTTAGAATTTAATGGTGCATCAGTAGAATCAATCTATAGTGCTATCAATCATGCTATTTCCGCCATTGATAAAATGGCCAATATCGGTGCAGTCCGTGCTACTGAGTCTAGGACTTTGTCTGGCGTAGCCATGGAGACAGAATTCCAACTCCTAAACGCTCGTTTATCCGAGAAAGCGGACAATCTTGAATTGGCTGAAGAACAGATGTGGCAGTTTTGGTTTGAATACCAAGGACAGCAATGGATGGGATCCGTACACTATCCTGATACATTCAATATCCGTGACAAACAAGGTGAGATTAATCAACTTAAAGTAGCCAAAGACACTGCTACAGATCCCATTGTTGTCCGTAAGATTGATGAACATATCCTAGAATGGATGGGCGAAGAAAAAGAATACCTAGCCTATCAAGATATCAATCCTATAGAAGGAAGAACATATCCCGATGGAGAGGCTATTCCATCTTCGTTACCTCCATCATACATGCCAGCAGCAGAAAGTGGTAGTCAGGATCAGCAATGTTCTAACTGTGAATACTATAAGAACACTGAAGGCTACTGTATGAAATGGGATGCCAATGTACGTCCAGTATATTGGTGTGCAAAATGGGAAGCAGACGTAGAATAATTAGACCCGGGAGCCAATCATGAAAGCATATAAGAAAAAGAAATCATTAGACCGTGGAAGAAGAAAACATTACTAAACTGCGATATAAAGATATAGCAGAATATAGAGCAATGCAACTAGAGAGGCAACAGCGTTGCTGTGCTCTCTGCGGAGAAGCCATAGACGGAGATCCAGTCTTGGACCACGATCATAAATCTGGGTTTGTGAGAATGGTCCTACATAGAGGTTGTAATGCTCTCTTAGGCAAGATAGAAAATAATCTAGCCCGTAATAAGGTAAATTTAAAAAGGCTCGAGGGCATAGCCCAAAATTTAATCAAATATATAACAGAGTCAGAAACAGAACTATTACACCCGAAACATAAAGTAAAAAAAAGAAAAGGCAAATAGGTTCGATCATGATAGAAAGTGTAGAGATGTTCTAGTCCTATTGATGAGCAGTCGTTGGTCTAGTTCTTCCACAATCTCTACTAAACTATCTATATAAAAAAATAGATGATCAACTAATACAGGAGTATATATTATGCCAATAAAAAAAGTAAGAACAACCAGAAAAGGTAAATCCACGGTCGGATATCGTTGGGGAGATTCAGGAAAGATTTACACTGGCCCAGGAGCAAAAGCCAAAGCATTAAAACAGGCACGTGCTGCCTACGCCAGCGGATATAAAAAGCCCAAATAATCATTTATATCCTGGTTTTTAACTTCTGATGATATAAATACATTATTAACTCATTGGAGGCGATGCACAATGTCAGACAATACATTGGATACACAGGTAACTGATACCGCAAACGAACAAGACGTTGAAAATCAGGCACAAGCGACTAAAACTTATTCTCAAAAGGAAGTTGACGATATGATGGCCCGTATGAAAGGGTCGTTGCAGAAGAAACTACTTAAACCTTATGAGGAACTGGGAGATCCAGATGAACTACGTCAGTTAAAACTTGAAGCCGAACAACGTCGACAAGAGCAACAGATCAAACGTGGTGAATTTGAAAAAACTCTACAAGAATTAGCCGCAAAGAAGGATCAGGAGATCCAAAAAAGAGATGCTATCATCAAGGAATATAAAGTGAATACACCTTTAATTTCGGCAGCAGCAAAATATAATGCTGTCAATGCTGAACAGGTTAAAGCACTACTATCCCAAAGAGTGAGACTCAATGATAGCGGAGATGTAGAAGTAGTTGATGATAAAGGATCTGTCAGATATAACGATTCTGGTGAACCTTTAGGTGTTGATGATCTAGTGCGAGAGTTCTTAGATTCGAATCCGCATTTTAAATTAGCATCACCCTCTACAACTAACACTCGTACAAATATTGTAAATAAGGCTCAGGCCAAGGTTGACATTTCTAAATTAGATATGAAAAACCCTGAACATAGAGCCATTTACAAAGAATATCGCAAGGCCAATGGCATTGCATAACTTTTAAAAAGGAAATTTTAAAATGGCTAATGAAAGCACAAGCACCACGTTAAATGATTTGCTGCCCTCGATCGTGGCCGAGGCAATGTTTGTTGCTTCTGAAAGAAGCATCATGAGAGGACTAGTTAAGAATTATACACTCCCAATGGGATCTGGTAAGACTTTGACTGTTCCACGTTATCCAATCCAGACTGCTGCTGATCTAACAGAAGGCACAGACATGGGAAATACCGCTGTTTCTACAGACGGTGCAATTTTAACTGTTAAAGAAGTTGGTATCATGACTACTGTTACTGACTATGCACGTATGACTTCTTCAAGCAATGTTATTGCTGATGTAGGTCGTTTGTTCGGTGAAGCAATTGCACGTAAGATCGACACTGATCTAACAGCATTGTTTGATGGTTTCTCTGTTGGTCTAGGTGATGGCACTGGTGCTATCTCTGCTGCTAGCATTTTTAATGCAGTTGCTAAACTACGTGCTAACGGTGTTCCCGGAACTGATTTGTTCTGCGTATTGCACCCAGCGATCGCCTATGATCTGAAAGCAAACCTAACCAACACATTCGCTAACCCAAATGCAGGTGTTGCTCAGAATGAAGCAATGGCTTCTGGTTATGTTGGTTCATTGGCTGGCGTTCCAATCTATGAAACCAGCAATATCGCTAACACCGGTACAGCAGGTGATTACAAAGGTGGATTATTCCATCGCGATGCTTTAGGTCTCGTAACTCTACAAGATATCCGCATTGAGACTGAGCGTAATGCAAGTCTCCGCGGTGATGAAGTTGTAGCCACAGCCTATTATGCAGTTGGTGAATTGTATGACGGTTACGGTGTAGAATTACACTTCGACTCAAGCATTGAGTAATTTTTGGAGATAAGCGATGGCCTTTGTTATTGAAAATGATATAGTAATCAGTTTCGCCGAGTTTCAGGATGTGGTCAATAAAGATCAACGCCTGTTCGAAGCCAACGAAGGCCTCGCCGATGATTTAGTGGATGAGCAACTAGTAAGAGCCACAGAACGTATTCTGTCAAGGATACGCAGTTCGTCATGGTGGAGAAGTTATTATATCCAGCGTGATCTGAATACTGTATTCAATACTGTCGCGGATATCCCAGCAGTAGATCCAAATCTAATTAAATCTAGACAAAATGATTTCACTGACCTCTGCGTTTACGTAGCATTAAGTGAATATGTATTGCCTAGCATTGCAGATTTTGGAAATGAAGACAATGCCGAAAGACAAAAGATGGGCTACTATACACAGAAAGCCACTGAGTTGTTTGGCGAGTTGATCACTGCGGGAGACTGGTATGATTTCGATAATTCCGGTACTATTAGTTCGGATGAAAAACAGCCAGGGCAGTTTAATCTTAAGAGAGTCAGATGAGAGACGAACTTTTCGATTATGTGTCAGGATTAGATCTAGGTGGTTTCACTCTTAGTAATGAACTGCCATGGACTGAAAGTGCTATCCCACTGTATCAAAAAAATCCAAGAAGAATTTATATTGATGTAGATCAATATACAACAGAACCGTTATTGTTAACATTAAATGGATTAGTGATCGGCAGTGAAATTTCTACTGTACGAGTTTACTTTTCCTGTGATGCTAAACAAGTACCTTCTAACTACAGCATATTAGTATCAGATCTTAGAGCAGGCAAAGATATCACAACTATCTCAGGTGTAAACCGTAGAGAATGTGATGTCAATACTGAATTTGTAAATGATTTACTAATTACTGAGTTAGAATATAGATTCACTAAACTTATATAAGGAATATAAAAAATGGCTTACATTTATCCAGCACCAGGCGTAAACGGTGTCCAAGCCACATTGAAAATCCATAGAGTTAGCAAAACTGCTGACGCTACCGGATTGACAATCCCTGCACTACAGGACATCACTGTTAACGCCGCTAACGATGTGTTCACTTGGACACAGTTAGATTCTGCAAGCAAATTGCAGATTGCAACAACAGCCACCAACAGTTTGTCAATGAACTTGGTTCTCGACGAGGAATCATTCTTTGGCACGACCGGTTCAGGTGGTACTACGGCAGCAGCCGCAGGCATTTTTGGTCTAAGCAATGATAAAACTATCGTTGAATTTGATCTTTATACAGGCGATACCTCAGCAGCAGGTCCTGGTAAGATCATTAACGGTAAAGGTTATATCACTGGTCTAGCACCAACAGTATCTGCTGATGCACCAGTATGGGTTTCTCCAATCACTATCACTGTGACAGGAAACTATACAGTCTCTGAAGGTACCTAATCTATCATTGACTGATCTGACCGTAAGGGGGCCTAAAAACCCCCTTTTCTTTTAGGTTCGATAAATAATATTGAGGTGTAGATTAATGGATATATTAGATAATAAAACAGATCAAGAATTATTACAAAGCCTCATAGCAGAAATAGCCAAAGCCACTAATGAACTTAGATGTGCTCGTGGTGACATAGATAAAGCACAGAGTCGCATTAAATTCCTTTTAGTGTTGGCTCACACACTGATTGAAAGACAAGGAGATTAAAAGATGAAACTCAGCCAACTAGCCGCAAAACCACAGTTAATAGAAATCACCATTGACGATAAAGACATCGTTAAAGAATTCGGTGAACCTATTTCTTTTTGGACATGGGATCGACAACCCATGGATGTGTTTTTAAAATTAAGTAGCATCGAAGGTGATAATCAATCTGCAGCATTTCAGACTGTTACTGATCTAATCCTAGATGAAAACGGTGAAAAAATTCTTAAAGATGGTATGAGTATTCCCACTAAGGTAATGATGCGTGTTATTACTAAGGTTGTTGAAACATTGGGAAAGTTATAAACGCTGAATATCACCCGGATGATCCGGATCTTCAGCGTGTTTTGTTATTAGATGCACTAGGTACTAGATATCATAAATTACCTAGTGAAGTATTAAGAAGGAGCGACACTTTGGATATATTAATTTTTGATGTTGCTGTAACTTGGCAGAGAAATCAAGAGGAATTAGCACAGGCCAAAGCCGAAGGTAAACCTGCTCCTGCAAAACTATCTGTAGAACAGATGAAAGAGATGATAGCCAGGGTAAAGAAATGAGATTTAAATCTAGAGTAACAAAAAATACAGCCTCTACTAGCATTATTAGACTGCAATTAAATCTTAAGAATCTCCCCAATGAAGCCTATCAAGAATGGCGTCGTAATACTCCGCGTGCCTCGGGAAATGCTAGAGATAAAACCCGTTTA